GAATTCACATAACGAATTAGATCCGTAAGGAAAAATGAGAATTTATTGTAATCGCCCATTTCTGGAATACCCATTGCTCGCCCATCTTTAGTGCGACTCAATTTAGCCTTTTCGCCCAGCCATGCTTGCTCTAATTCTGAGATGTTATCAATAACAATATTGTCATAGTCCTTAATATATTCATCACGTATTTCTTTAAGCATCTTCTTAAAACCGACCTCGGTATCATTCAGATCAGCGTAGACAATATCAATGTTTTCTTCTCCAGCAAGTACAATGGTTGTGCGGTCAACATCAATTACCAGTGTTCTGCCAGGTAAATATTTAATAGTAGTGGTTTTGCCAGTGCCTGGTGGTGCATAAATTAAAGCAGAGAAATTACTCCCTTTCTGTAATTCAGAAGCTTTTTTAATTTCCATGTTTCACCGCCTTTTTAGCTGTTTCACTAAACTTCACACCTTGTAACCCGATATTTTTCGATGGAACATAATGTGCGTAATCAAGCTCATCAGTTCCTTCAGCTTTCATTAACTCTGCGATTTTAGTCTTGTTTGGTTCAACTTTGCACAGTTCAATTGGTACTTCTTCAGGATTAGTGATTTCTAATTTCTTAGAAGTATGAAACCTGAAATTGTTAACGACTCCATCAATCTTTTTAAGTTGCATTGATTCCATCGCTTCACCAATATAAGAAAGCAGTGAGTAGGCACGCTTTTCAAGTAATTGCGCTTCTGACTGTAGTTGTTTTGCCACTTCACGTTTAGCTTTTGCTTTGGCCATAATGTTTTTAATAACATAGCCTGTGTTTTCTGCTTTAACTTCAAATTCATCAGTGATTGATTCCAAAGTATCTTTGAGCATTTCATAGTTTTCATTTTCTGGATCAGATTCTATTTGATCCTGCAAAAACTCATAATTTGTTTTAAGTTCGAATATTGTATTATCCATTATTTCCTCCGATTTGTTATAATGAAGGTATACACATATACCTAGCTCCGTCTGCCAACGGGGCTTTTTTATTTTGTCAGTTCAACCGCTGCTTTATATATATTTGACCATTCATAAAGGTGAGGTAATAAAGAGTCTTTGATAAATTGAACAGAGAAATCTTTTAACAGTTGTTTTTTGTACCACTCAACACTATGCTGCTGAATAGTTTCTCCGTAATGCGTGACTACTTTCTCCATCAGTACACCTCTACAAGTACTCCACCAGTTCGAAGTGGTGTAAAATTCATTGTCTTACCTTTATAAAGCAAGGTATCAGCCGTGCGGGTTATAATCCATTTAGCACCATCAACTAATGAGTTGAATAATAAAGCATCCGCTTCTTCACTTGTTAAAATCGTGTTTTTCATTTTATTTACTACCTCCAGAAAACTTTTGATAAAATTCATTGTTGATAAATTCCATCATCTCTTTATAATGAAATGACCATTTACCAGCATCAGCCGGATAAAATACCCAACCGCCATTTTCTATGGATAACTTTTTTACCATTTCTGGACGGTTTAACAAGTTCTTGATAGTTGTTCTTGAGCGGTTTGATTTTTTTATGAATACATCCATACCGACCCAACCGTCAAAGTCTTTTTCTTTAAGCTCTTGATATTCAACTTTATCTACAAGAATCTTATCTTCTGGAATTAAAACTGAAATAGTCGCTTGTACTTCAAGTGTTTGTTCCATGTGTTTTCCTTTCTAAGCTTCAAAGTCAAAACTAGTTTGTGAGTTCAATCCACGAATTTCAAGTGTTGTGTTGAAAGAAGGTTGCCACATATCAAGATATTCTAGCGCTTCATCATAACGACTTAATGGAATATCGCTATATTTCACAACATCGAAGCGATTGTTCAAATCTTTATAAAACTCTCTAAATACCTTAGCTCCTAATTTCTTATGAGCATTTGAATATTTACCTCCAGTAAACATATAAACTTTGCTTGCTACTTTCTTTTGCAAAACTTTAGCTTTATTTGAAGGAAGCCCGAATCGGTCAGTCAAATCAAGAACTGAATTTTCGATTTGTTCGACTTTTTTATTCAAGTTCACGTTTCCTTGAGCAAGTAATGCGATTTGTTGTTCAGGAGTTTGCGGTAAAAGCTGTTGTTTGAGTTCTTTTTCAACTTCAATGAAATATTGACGAGCTTGTTTCCCTTTCTCGTTACGTTGAATCATTGAAATTTCTTTGGCCATGTCAATTTTTAATGCATGGTCTTGGATAGGACGTCCTCCCTGAGGTTTTTCACTTTTTTGTGATAAACCTATAAAATCAATGTTTTCAGTAAACCCATAGTCAACCATTCTTTCGAACCATTGCGTATAAGGTGTTCCTACTTCTAAAAATTCATGTAATTCACGACCGCTTACTACTTGGTCGTTGTTTTCATTTTTTGTGATTGTAATTAATTGATTCATTGTTTTCTCCTAATCTAATTCAATTCCTAAAATGTCAGCTGCTAGCCAAATCTTTTGACCAACTAGGTCAGCAAATTCTTTTCGAGTGATTTGTTCTCCGTCTTCATTTTGAATTCCATAGTCCGAGAAGGCTGCTTTAATTAATTCATTTGCTTCGATAAGTGAAGACTTAACTGTTACTTCTTGTTCGTCATTTTCATTTGTGAAATTTTGTAATTGGTTCATATTAGAACTCCTTTCTAGCTAGCTTTTTGTTGTAATTTGTCAACTTTTGTTGCAAAAAAATATGAAATGTCAAAAAGCTTATTTTTATCAATACCAGTTGCCTTAGAAATTCTAAGAATCAACTCCCCATCTAGTTTAGACGGTTTTTTTCGTAATCGATAAAGGTAGCTTTTATCTATATTTGATTTTTCAGCGATAGCTGAATACTTCATGCCCGTAGATTCTAATAACTCATCTAGTGGCTCATAAGTTTTTTTCTCTGCCATACTGGCTCCTTTCTTAAATGTAGTTTAAATTTAATGTTTTTGTTATTACCCTCAATGCTATAATATCTTTAGAGTAAGCGCTACCTCTAATAGTGCTTACCCTAAAATATTATAGAAAGGAGGAATGAGATGAGTTTAGATATAAAACTCCCATGCGAGAAGGTCTTTGAAGCCTTTACAGATACGACGGCCTTATATAACCGTAAGTATGGAGAAGATAATGTAAAGATAAAAGACGAATTAGGGAATACCGTGCACCAAGCGAGAATTGTTAATTTTCCCGAAAAAAATGATATTTCTGAATTAATAGAATTTACTTGTTTCGACAATGACGACAAGCAAATAATTAGACTAATTCATTTTTCACAGTTTAATGTAACTTTCGAAATCTCGATGACGCCTTAACGTTTTAATTGGGTACATACTACTTTATATGGTGGACGAGGTTGACACACCTTCAACGAAACTTCTACAATGTATGTCTCTTTCAGGACTTCTAGTTTATCTAGAAGTCCTTTTGCTTTTTCGAATGAATCAACGCTTGCCGAAATTATAATACTTTCTTTCATTTTGTTCTCCTTTCTTTTAAATTAAATTTCTGCTTTCGCAGTAAGGGAAGTTCAGGAATCGAACCTGTTCGCCAGTCTTCCCTGCTCATTGTGAGCGATATCATAACTCCGTGCTATAATGTAAGTGACTAAACTAAAATTATATTGGAGATTTATATGAACGATAATTTTACTTGCCCTTTTTGTGGCTCTATTTTTCCGCTTATTGATGAGACTTACAGGTTCGAAACAGTTTCATTCGCCACTATGAACAGAGGATATTTCCCACTGGAGCAGACTGATGCTCTAAAAATTGAAATGCTTAGATGTCCAAGTTGCAAAGAAATTATAGCAAGGACATTAGGGGTTGGTTCAAAATATCCAGATGTAGTAACTAACATTTATCCAAAATCATTAGCAAAACAATTTCCTAGTTTTATCCCCCAACAAATCAGAGAGGATTATGAGGAAGCCTACGCAATTGTAAATTTAAGTCCTAAAGCTTCCGCTACATTGTCTCGACGTGCTTTGCAAGGAATGATTAGAGATTTTCACGGCATCAAAAAATCAAGGTTAGTCGATGAAATAGATGCTCTTGAAGAAATAGTTACAATACCCGAAAAAACTGTTTTAGATAGTATCAGAAATATTGGAAATGTAGGCGCACATACCGAAAAAGATATTAATGTGATCCTTGAAATAAAACCAGGTGAAGCTGAGAATCTTTTAAAAGTCATAGAGTTTTTTATGAACTCATGGTATATCGCCAAGCACAATGTCGAAGTTCTTTTTGGCAAAGTAAACAATACCAAACAAAGACTTAATGAGGATAAAAAGAATCTGAAATAGCATCATAACCTGCATCTTTATAGTCTAATGTACAAATTTGTTCACCTTTTTCAGACCAAATTTGATAAACATTTCTTGCCAGGCTATCCTCTGTTCCATTTCCAACCAATGTTTGAGTAATTATCAGTGGGATTATTTCAACTTTATTCAATCGACTTTTGTCATTATCTATTGGCATAAATACCCTTTCCGCCCCTCTGGGGCTTTTTATTTGCCAAGCTTGCTACTTACGTCGAGGTGAATACGCCGTGTACCTACATTCACAGAAGCTTCGCAACTGTTTTGTTCGTTCGCTTGTTTGACTTTATGAGTTAATTATAACATCGTTGTTGCAACTTGTCAACCATTACGGTTGTTTTTTGTCAACTTTTTTATTGCTTTTTGGCATCACTTACTATATAATATAAAGTATGAAAAATATAACATTTGCAGAAAGACTTAAAGAAGCAAGAAAAGCAGCTAACCTCTCTCAGCAAGCACTTGCTGATAAAATTGGTCGCACTAAGTCAACTATATCAAGATGGGAAAGTGGAGAAAGAAATCCTAAAATGTTTGAAATGGTTGAACTCGAAAATATATTAGGAATACAAGCAAGAGACTTGATGTTTGGTGAACAAGAAATAACCGATACAATTTTGCCTAAAATCAGTCAAGTTAGTTCTGAGCTTACTAAACCACGTCAAGAAAAAGTTCTAAACTTTGCAACTGCTCAATTAGACGAACAAAAGCTAGAGCAAGATAAAGTTAAACAAATAGAAGATTATCGTTTAACTGATGAATATCTTGAAGAACAAATAAGTAAAGCTAGTGCTTATGGTGGTGGGCAGCTTAACGACAATGATAAAGAATTCTTCAAACGTTTGTTGAAAAATACTCTTAAAGAAAAAATTGATAAAGGCGATTTATGAGTAAACTTAGAGAGCTTTCTCGAGAGCTTGGTGCTGAAATTATATATTTTATTCCATCAGAAAATGACGTTGTTCTAATTGATGATATTAAAGGGTTGTATCTTCCTGAATATAATATCATCTATATTAGAGATGATTTGACTATAGTAGAACAAGAAAATGTTATTCTTCATGAATTAGGACACTGTTACTGCGGACATACCCATTATAACTGCCATTCTAAAATGTTTGGGAGTAAGCAAGAGGCACAAGCGGACCGATTCATGATAGTTTACAGATTCAATGAATGGCTCTCAAACTGGGATTTTGCACCAGAGCCAAATGAAATTAATATCAATCAGTTCATGGATGCGTATGAACTAAATAATAAACTTAAGTGGATATGTGAATCAGTTATTGAAGAATATACCGCTGAATATCATGAAGCTATTTAAATAAAAACTACGAGCAATGTCTTGATTCTCGTTAAAAGCTAGGTTAGGAACATAAACATTATGGAAAAGAAAAAAGAGAGCATTGTTCTTGCTCTGATCGCTCTAATTATTGGAATTCTGGCTCTTATTTTATCATGGGTGCCAATCGTGAATAATTTTGCGGCTATACTAGCAGTAATTGGATTTATTCTTGCGATTATTGCCCTTATTATAAATCGCAAAAATAAAAAAACATTGAGTATTGTTGGTTTAGTGATTTCCATTGTTGCATTTATAATAGTTTTGGCGACACAATCCTTTTATTCTAAGACTATTGACGACGCATTTAACAGTAATGATTCAAGCTCTAAAACAGCTGAGAAAGTAGAAGATTCTGGTACTACTAAGTCTTCAGCCGAAAAGAAATCTGAAAAAACAACTTTTAAAGTTGGCGAAACAGTTGATATAGACGGTGTCCAATTCAAAGTTAATAAAGTGGATCTCAGCCAGGGTTCAAGCTACTCAACTCCAGATGCTGGAAAACAATATGTATTAGTTAATGTGACTATTACAAATAAAAGTGACAAAACAACTGATTACAATCCTTATGATTTCAAACTTGATGATAACGGAAATCAAACAGATCTTTCAGAATATCTTATGGGAGAAGATGGAAATAATCCAGTTACTGACCCCCTCAATAGTGGAACTCTTGCAAAAGGTGGATCTGTAACAGGAACAATGGTTGGCCAAGCTAAAATAGGTGATAAGTATAAACTTATTTACACAGGAAATATGTTCTTGGACGAGGAAAAAATTACCTTTGACTTGAACTAAACAAAAAAATCCGCCCAAACTTTGGCGAGTCGCGGGCGGATTTAAACTATAAGGTAGTGCAAAAGCTTCAATAAGCTTTTTACTATACCATTTTATCAGAAATGAGGTATAAAAAGCAACAGTGGCAAGATATATTAAACGAGGTAAAGTCTGGCAATACGAAATATCATATAAAGATACTGACGGCAAATATAAAAAACTTAGAAAGAGTGGTTTTCCTAAAAAGGCGGATGCGATTTCAGAAGCTGGTGAAATTGAAGCAAATCTTGCTAAAGGATTTTATACCGTAAGCCAAGATATTTTACTAACTGATCACTTTAAGCAATGGATAGAAATATTCAAAAAAGGTAAAGTATCAGACGGAACTTATAGAAAGTACCTTTATACACTATCTGTTCTAAAAAAACACTTCTCAACAGCAACGATTAAAACAATGAACCGTGTAAAATATCAAGAGATGTTAAATGAATTCGCTGAAGGGCACTCCGATTCATCTGTAAAACAAATCAATGTTCATGTTAGAGCAAGCTTAGAAAATCTACTTGATGATTTCATTATAAAAAATGATTTTACAAAAGGAGCAATCTCTAAAGGTGGTAAAGGTACCAAAAGTGCCGAACTAAAATATTTAGATTTTCAAGATTTTACAAAATTAATTGCGTTTGCTAAAGAAAAAATTAACCCTGTATATTCTTCATCTTTTATGATATATATAGCGGCAATGACAGGCATGCGATTTAGTGAGCTTTTGGGACTGACATGGGATAATGTGGACTTTGAAAAAGGACAAATATACGTAAAAAGGACTTGGGATATTTATAAAAATAATTTTGCCCCAACTAAGAATGACCAATCTGTGCGTTTTTTAGCCGTTGACAGCTCAACTTTGCAAGTCATGATAAATTATAAGGAACAACAAGAAAAGCTCTTAAAACGGCTCGAAATTGAGCCAGAACACCCTTTTGTATTCTACAATATCAAGAATGGATTGATAACTAATAATTCGCTCAACAAACAACTAAGAAATATGTGTAAAAAATTGGGATTTGAAAAAACAATTACTTGTCATGGATTAAGACATACTCACGCTTCTACCATGCTCTATAAAGGAATAAATATCTTATATGTTTCTAAAAGGCTTGGTCATAGTAGTTTGAACGTGACGATGTCAGTATATTCTCACATCCTAAAAGAACTTGAGGAAAAAGATAATGAGAATATCAAAAAAATCTTTAGTGAAATAAACAATAAGTAATTTGGCACAAATTTGGCACAAATCATAAAAAAGGCAACAAAAAAGCCTTGCTACGAAGGCAAGGCGAGGTTTGGCACCATGATCCGAGGGGGAAAGCAAAGATTGATAATATTGAAATAAGCTGATAACATCAACGTTTCTTAATCAGACGATACAAGAAAAACGGCTATTTTGAAGTAAGTAATTAAAACTTTTGGCACAAAATTTGGCACATTTTTTTTATGGTTCTTGCTGGACTCGAACCAGCGGCCGAACGGTTATGAGCCGTTAGCTCTGACCAACTGAGCTAAAGAACCAAAATGTACGCATTTAATCGTACACTCCGTATAACAGTCTAGCACTGCTATCCTATCACTTATATTATAGCATATTTAGGTGACCATCATTTTTGATGGCCGCCTATCCATAAACCGCATAATACCAAATGTTGCTGAGGTCAAGAAAATAGTAACTGAGCGGAGTTCCATACGGTTTGGATTTAATTTGGAAAATAAAGATGTGCGAATATACGGACGATTAAATCGCTATATATCAGCGTTTATCTTAATTTAACGGACGATTCACGGACGATTAGGTTTAATTCGGAAAATAAAAAAAGCCACTCCGAAGAGCAGCTTAACCCTAGAAATAGGATGAAATCCCACAAACATCCCGACTATATTATAGCACAAAAAAGCGCCCCAGTTAGGAGAGGGACGCTTAGGAATAAACTTTTAGAAAAGTTTTAATTTGGAATAAAAGTATTATATAACTTTCCGTTCTTTTTGTAAAGAAAAAACCCTGACCGAAGCCAGGGAGTTTATAATTGGTTGTTAGATTCTTGATCTTCTACGGTATATCACATTTTCTTTTTCCCTTGGTAAATCGAGAAGATCAGCTGTTTTCTCTTGTTTAGCTGAGTTATCACCTTTGACTTTATTAAGACTGGGTAATTCAATATATTTCCAGCTGAGTGAAGCAGCAAGTATTGACAAGATAGAAGCCAAAATAGCAAATATTATGAATGGAAAACTGATTCCTATCTTTTGTAGAGCAAAAGCAATAAGTTGTTGGATTGGAAAGGCAACTAAGTACACTCCGTAAGATAAATCATTATTCTTAATCCATCTTGGAGAAGGGACTTTATTAGCAATTAAAAACACTACAAACAGTATAAAGGGAGCAGCATACTGATATCCGAAGTTAGGAAAATTTCTGATGATCATGGATGCTAAAATTAAGGAAATTATTCCTCCTAGTATGTTAAATTTTAAATATTTTCTTAATGTATATAAAAGTGAACCAGCCAAGAAAACAGCAAATAATGGTACAAATAACTTGACATCAATTAAACGATTCTCGCTCAATTTTATCACTTCAGACAAATTACTTGAGAGATAACTTAGGACTAGCCATAGTATAGCCATAATTGGTATGTAGAGCTTTTTATATTTAACGGTTAAAGAAACAATAATGACGATGATAATATAACACAGAAATTCATTCCATATTGTCCAAGTAGAACCATTCCAAGCATTAGGATATGGATTTGTAGACAAAGTTTTCCCAATTCCCCAGCTTTTTATAGCTAATAAAGAATTACCTAAAAAATATCCTAATGGTGTAACAGGAGTTTCCCATAGCTTACTTAAGCTTTCACCATTTAATAGTGTCACAAGTGGAGCAAAAATAAATGCAGTAATGAATTGAATAGCTAGGTAAGCAGGAAAAATTCGTGCTATACGTTTAATCAAGTATTGTGGTATGCTATTTGAAAAAGCACTTGCGGTAATCAGATAACCACTAATGCCAAAAAATATATAAACGGCCCAAGCTCCGACACTTTTACCAAATAAATCAAGATTAACTTTATATCCGCCTAATGGAGCTGTATGCTCATAAACAACTAAAATTGCTAAAAATAGCCTGATAATATTTAAACTATTTTCTTTTTTTAATCCTTTTCCATCAAAAAAAATTCCAAAAATATTTTTCACAAAAATCTCCTTACTCAAATATTATCATATCATATTATAAAATTAATATCTATACACATTTAAATGAAAAAAGCCTGCATTATGCAGGCTTTGTCCTTAAAGTTTATTCATATTCAATCGACGTTGTAATTCTCTGACAGAATCAGAAACTGGGCTAATGATACCGTCCTGCGTCGTTCCTAGGTGCTTTTGTAAAGCTTTTATAGTAGCTTGACCAAATAGACCATCTTGCCCAATACCCAAGAATTTTTGCAATGCCTTAACCACGTTAGAACCTGTCAGTGAGTTATCAAACTGAGCCGCGTAAATATTTTGATTGTACTTCTGCTTGTACTGGTGACTAATCACCCCATCCTTACCAGCTGTATCAAAGTACTCTTGTAGGCGTTTTGCTGTCGCATAGCCAAACTGACCGTCAATGTTTAAAGTGACCATTTGGGGTTTGTTATCTGTGCTTGCTGCGCTGTTGCTATCTACAATACGGTAAAAATGATGCGTGAGCCGTGTACTCATGTAGGCATCGTTGGTATCAACCGCAATGCCGTTATGCGTGTAGGAACAGTGGATAAATGAGCCATTGCTTAAAAAGATACCTGTGTGACCATCTGAACCTGCAGATTCTCCAGGCGTACCAGCGATGAAAATATCGCCACGTCGTACTTCTGCACGGCTGATTTCTTTAAGCTTGCTTCCTGACATGGCAAAGAGGGTTTCAGTATTTCCCATTGACCCTGCTGGTAAAAATCCACCAGCAATCATTGAAAAGAAAACAGACGAGCTACAATCGTAACTGTTAGGCCCCCTGCGTGAAGTCATAGAATAAGTGACTCTGCCTTTTCGAGCTTCCATCCAAGCTATCATATTTTCAAGACTTGCCATTATTCACCTCCTTCTGTGAATTCGTGGTCAGCATCAGATGCTTTAACTACTTGAACACTATCTCCATTTTTTAAACTTTTAGTAAGTTCAGTTCCTTTTTTGGCTGCATAAGTGAAGTCGTTGTTCTTCCACCATGCCCAAAGTGCAAAAACTGTTGTGATAACTGTGCTGACAGTATTATCATCAAGAGGCAATGGATTCATGTTCAACGCTGTTAAAATTTGGTTTAAAATTGCCAACCAAAGTAAGATTGTACGTGTAAGTGTGCCTTTATCAATTGTTTTCATGTTCTTTCCCCCTTATTTAAAAATTAGTTTGATGCCTTCTTTTATCAGTGCAAAAATGATTGCAGATGAGCCACCTATCCCAAAAATCAGCTTCCAAATATTACTTTTATCAAGCATTTTCAATTGAAACTGACGCTCATCAGAACTCTCATTCCCTTTAAGAACAGCTTGCAATATTTGAGCATTTTGTTCTGATTGACGAGTATTTTGTTCTCTTAAAAAGCGATTAGATTCGTCTACCCTCGTCAAGCCGTCATTCATCTGCTTTTGCATCTCCACAAAAGAATCGTTAAGACGGGCGAGTTCTTTATCATGTTGCTTTAAACGGTCCTCATGCTGCTGGACCTGTTGTTCTAATTCCATAACTCCCTTTCCAAAAATTAAATAATATAGTTTATAGTGTCACGAAATGCAGTACCCGACGGGATATCTTGAGAAGCTTGCAACCCTCCATCCGCTCGCACTAAAACACGATACATTTGACTCCCTCCAAAGCAATAAAAATGCCAATCTATATCTGGTATATAACCAGTAGGGATAGAACCAATTAAATTACCATTTGAAACCGCACTCGTCAATGCTCCAACTAATCTAATCGAAACACTATTTCCATCTTTATATATTGAAATACCACTCATATTAGTGCTTACTAATGTGGTTTTAGTTCTAGGATATGAAATTGAGCCAGTGAAATTCTTGTCCCCAGCGATTGTTTCACTACCAGTCTTATGAACAACTTCAGCATCATTAGCTTTTAAAGCTAATTTGTTGTCCGCTTCAGTCTTAGAATAAGCACCCACTTGACTAGCTGTAACCCCATGTGGATTTGATTTATTGTTAATATGAGATTCAACTTTATTTGTTAGTTCTGAATCTTTAACGGGAAACCAAGTATAATCGCTAGCAGACTTATTTGTTTTTGCAGTGTTGCTGAAGCCTATGTATTTCGGCCAATCAGCAGTTGTTACTTCGCTAGCTGAGGGCATGTATGGTGTGGCGATTGGACCCTGTTCAGCCTTCATGTCATAGATAGTAAAAGTATGGGCAACATTCGCTAACGTTGCAGTATCTAAGCAATAATACCTCATTCCTGTGGTATTAGCCGGCGCAGTATACGTAAATGATAAACTATACACTTTTCCATCGGCAGGTATTGAGAAACTTTTATTTGGATATGTTATCCCAGTTTCTGATGAATTATAAAATCCAAATTGCAATTGAAAATTATCAATTGCTACTGTCCCAGTATTTATAACTTTTACACTAATGGTATATTGATTTCCAGCAGATACTGGTATTACTCCTTGACCCACTCCTTGTTGATAAGAAATCGCTCCACTACCACAAGAAACATTTAAACCTTTAACATTTGAATTAATAGTTAGAACAGCTTTATTAACTGGAGCAAATGGAGTAATATTACCACTTTGTAACCTTGAATTAGTCAACAAATTCAAATTCGGATAAACAGTCGTGAAACCGTTCGTGCCGTCTGCGCTGTTGGCATAGGCGATTGAGTTAATATTAGCTGATAATACCGCTTGTGTAAGGCTAGGGGTCATATATTTAGCATTGCTAGTTCCCTGCTTAGCCTCATCTTCTGTAGCTAAACCAAAATTTTGAACATTACCAAGCCCAACTTGTGCAGCCGTAACTTTGTGAGGATTCTTTAAATCATTGGTATGAGCTTCAATACCTTCTTCAATATGGTTCATGCGGTTGTCAGTAACTACCGCCCCATTTTCAATATTTTCTTCCTCAGTTTTTAGATCATCATACTGGTTCCAGATTTGCTTTTCATAAGCCATTATTCCGTCTCTCCTTCCTGATAACTACTTATTATGACTTTCATTTTTGCATTTTCTAATTCTAGTTCCGCAATTTTTGAAGACAATACACTAATTAGTTTTTCCACATCAATTTGTTGATTCATTACTTTCCTCCTCTACGTCACTTAGTAATCCCTGATCATGTGCTTCAAGTAAAATATCATTATTAATACCATCCTGAATCACTAGCCTGTCATTCTCGTATCCTCTTCTTTTCGCCTTAATTTCCCATGTAAACTCCACATTTGGGTTAGAAGATTTTACGATGAAATATTCAGAGTTTCGTTCTGATACGAAAATAACTGCATCTGAATATGCTTGCAAGAATACTTGATACTCATAGTCTTTTGTATTCACAGTATCTGAGTACAAGACATCAATGGGTATTCTTGCTTCTCCTTCCTCATTAGTTATTGCTGTACCTATATCTCCCAAATATGATTCAGCCGTTTCATAGGCAGGTGTAGCTCTTACTCCATCACGAGTTACATGAACAGCATTTTTAGTTCCTAATACACTAAGGTCACCCCAAAAATAAGAATGTCCTTGAAAACCAAGGGTATATTTCCCTGAATTTAGGCCTCCACTACCCAGATTAAAATAAGTACCACTATCTTTAACTCCTAGCATAATCCCAGTTTTACCGTCTATTCTTATACCTCCATTATTTTCAGAAAGTATATCTAGAGAAATCTTTCCAATTAAATTAGATTCAGTACTGATGAAATTTTGATAAAAATTAAATGTCCCGTCTTGAACGATAAAACCATTATTTTTTGAATCTAGGGATTGAAAATAGCTTTTATCCAAATCAAATCTAATTTTGGAATTAGCGCCCGCTATATATCCCTTTTGGAATTGCACTGCTCCTGTATCCAGATTCATACTTAAATTTCCACCGCTTAACGTTCCTGTAGAAATATTTGAAGCATTTAGGTTTATAACATCGATAGTAGAGGCATCCAGAGTACCAGCACTAATTTTTGAAGCACTGAGACTACCAATCATGGCATCTTTGATGATAGCATCATCAATACGAGTCTGCTCAGTTAACCAAATCTTAGCTCCGCTTATTTTTAACCACTCTTTACCATCCATTTCTTCGGAAAGGTTGATTGTTTTAACAATTTCGTCTGACGGAACTGAGTTATCAATCTTCTCTTGTATCTCATCGGACAATCTTGTTGAAGTAGTCATTACCCAATCATAAGTGCCATCTTCTAGTTTCGAGTAAATCCATATTTCATCATCTGGTCCATTCTTTTTAAACCAAATGTCTCCTTCTTTAGGATAAGGCGGTTCTTCTGTACCATCATAGACTGAGTTTTTCCCAGCTGCATCAAGCCTTGAATTAATATCCTTAATAATTTGATTCATAGGAGGTGAATAGGCTGAAACAGTTTGTGCTGATGAGTTAGTGTTAGCAGAACTTACTGCTGTAAGCCCTCCACTAAAGGTCAGCGTGTAACTAAGATTAGGGGCTTTAAAACTCGTGCCATCTCTGTCTGTTAATGTGAGCCAGTCTCCCATCTCAAGCGCTGGATTTCCTCGCCAGTTCAGAGTAAAAGGATAAAAGTTAAGGTCTTTGACTTTCTGATAAATATTATCCAACTGGGACTGTGTCATGACTTTATTGTCAAGAACAATTTGTGGCCCTGTGTTACTTCCAGAGGTATAAGTGACTTGCTCATCTCCACTTTTGCTCTTAACAGAAACGGTACAAGAAATCCCTCCAACTTTATACATTAACTCGTTTTTAGTCAGTCCTTTTTGGAAGTATTCAGAAGGAGAAATACTGAACTTCGGATCAATTAACTGCTTGACTTCAAGCTCATTATTGCGATTGAATCTTGCATAACCTGCTTCAAATTGAGCAATTAACCCTATTGCTTGTCTATAGGTGTAACCTTCGGGTTTAGCTATTGTAGTCGTACTAATCATGGAGAAATTTGTCTCATTGATCTTCATACCACTTTTATTAGCAATCTCTAGAGCCACATCTCGTATCTTTGCGGGGTATTTCAACTCTGAAACATACTCATCTTCCATAAAAAGAAAACGATCACTCGCTTCGAGTGTCGTCTTTTTTTCGTTCCTGTCTGGATCACAAGTTGTGACATAAAACGTCCCAAGTGGAACATACTCATAAATCGTAGGTTTATAATGGATAAGTTTTGCACTTCCCACTTGTGCGCTACCTACTTGTGCTGGCGGAATATTAGTATAGTTAAAATCAGCATCATAAGTTGCAATGCCTACTTCAACTATTACCTCATCTAATTCTTTAATCCCTTCAATGATTGAGCAAAATTCAATCTTTATTGAATTTGAAAAGGTTGAACCAATTTGAAAGGTTTCACCAGAGATTGAGCCTCCTGTGAAAACCCAACTATTGATATCTTTTTTTGTATAGACTGTATCACCAATCTTTATCTTTGTTTCAAACCTGCGATTCTCTGCCTTCATTGCATCGTTAAATTCAGTAGAAACATCGAGCATCTTACATCACCTACTTTTCTATTAAATTAACGGACAAGTTTTCCCATTTCATTGACTGAAATTTATCATTCCACGAATAGGAAGGCATGGTAGAATCTCCAGCATAAAACGTTTTACTTCGTTGGCGCCCAATTTGTGGATCAGGATAAATAACAACAAAGAAAGGCTGATTAATTCGCTGGAGAATATCTGATATTTCAGAATCACTTAACGGGCCCCATTTAATTGTTAACTTTGTTTTTTGGGCAATGACATCTCTGACCATTTCCCCATTTGCATTTCGTCCTGAAGAATCCGCATCAATGGTTGAAATATCAACACTGAATTCTTTAGGTGTTTTTACCGTTACTCCGTTAATTTGTAGTACGCCTGCCATTGATACCTCCTTTATATATTTAATTCGCTGTAACCGAGTTGTTGATGGTACTTATTGATTTCAGAAACGGCAATTCGTCCAAATTCTCGACCACCAATATTAATAACAATATCTCCATTGGAAGCTTGTGAAGATTGCGCTCCTAGCGATTGAACAAGCATCATGATTGCACTTGTCAATGAACCATTCATATTTGCAAGCCCATATCCAGAAACACCTTGGTTATTACCATTGATTGTTGAATTACTGTAGTCAACAGGCTTATCATTAAACATTTCAGGCAACTGCAAAGTTTCAAAAGCTTTAAAATCGCTTGAAGAATTATATGGATTATACTTGGAAGGTACAACCATTTCTCCTTCATGAATCATAGCAAGCTGATCTTCTGGGACATAAGGCGTTCCCTTAGCATAACCGTGTCCATGACCAATAACTTGAAGCATACCAGGATCACCATAACGCCCTTTAGCATAATGAATCGCTGCCAGAGCATTATCGTATCCATTAAAAATATTGCCATGTCCTGGGAACTTATTCGCATTAAAGGTTGCGGAGATAGTCTGTAAAAGACCTTTTGCCAAGTCGCCACTCAAAGTATTTACGTCCGTGTACCCACCCTGAACTGCTTTTTCATTACCTCCTGATTCACTTTGAACTTGTCTCAACCATGCATTCACATAGTTTGCGGAGGTTGATACGCCGTTCATAGATAAAGCTTTCGCAATTATAGGTCTCCAACGTTCTACACCAGTTCCTGAAGGACTTTCAGAACCCTCTGAAAAAGCCTTCTTAATGTAGTCAACAGCACCGTTTGCCATGGTGGCAATTCCACCAGTCGCAATAGATAATGATGGCTCAACTGCTTGAGAAAGATTGGTAAACTTACTAATACCAATGCTAAGAATTTTCTCAGGGTGTGAAGCATAATCCCAAATGTCTCCAACCATTTCTTTAGCTTGGTTCCATTTTTCGCCCATCCAGTCTCCAATACCATTTGCATAGGCTGGCATTCCTGACATTGCTTTAGCCGTTTTTGAACCACTTAAAACTTGTGTTCCTCTAGGAAGGTCGACCATCAAGTTCCTTACTTTAGGAAATAGTCCCGTCTTGCCATCGGGAGTGCGATACATTTCTTGCCATTGACTTCCCGAACCATCATTTACAAGCGCTGGTCCTCCTGGATGTCCGTCTGTACCATTTGCATATTTAGGAGCAGTCCATACTGTCCAGTGAGCTAGCTTATTGCCAGAACCAACTTTATCAAGAACCCAATTAATCCCATCAATTACACCATTGACAGCTCCACCAATGACCCCAGCAATTCCATTACCAATTGCTGCAGCACCTTTTTTAACAGCCTGAACACCTTTTTCTAGTCCTGATCCGATTTTTTGCCCCATGCCAGAAGCCCATGAAGCAACTGAATCAAATGCACTCTTCGAGGTCGTCTTAATCGATGATGCATATCCTGCCATCTTATCTTTCATAGTGGACCAAGCATTAGAAGCGTTATTTTTGGCAGTATTCGCAGCATTGGAAACAGAAGTTTTAACATTATCCCAAGTACTACTTGTACCATTTCTAATCTCAGTCCATTTCGACGATACTTTATTTGCAATTGAATCTGCGGCATTATGAACAGAAGTCTTAGCAGCATTCCATTTCGTGGATGTCCAATTTTTCACATTGTCCCATGCTTCAGAAGTTCCTTTTTTTACTTCGTTCCACTTCGTAGAAACTTTAGTACCAATAGAATCTGCTACATCACTAATTGATTTTTTTGCAGCATTCCATTTTTCAGAGGTCCACTTTTTGACGTTGTCCCATGTATCTGATGTTATTTTGGATATATTTGACCACGTATTACTTACTAATTTTTTAGCATTATCTACTTCAGAACCGATTGCATTAGTGACACTTCCCCATAACTCAGTTGAAACATCTAGTATTTCTTGCGTTTTGTCAGAAATACTTTTCTTTAAACCATCCCAAATTCCAACTATTACACTAGAGACGTTTCCGATAAGGCTAGAAATACCGTTTATTAGACCCTGAATTAAGAAACTACCTATTTCAGCAAATACTGTAGACGGTGAATGAATTCCAAATAACGACTTAACTGCATTTATTACTGGATCTACTAGATTTTCCTTAATCCATGAGCCAATGTTGCTTAAACTATCACTGATACCTTTAAACAAGCCATCTATAATATCAGTTCCGATTTTTATAGCAGATTGCAAAAAGTTTTTGTTTTTAGCTAACCAATCACCCAATGCATTTAAGACATCAGCTACTCCTTGTAATTCATTTACTAAATTTTTACCGACCCATTTTGCAATTGGTTGTAAGAATTTTTCCCAGAGCCATGTAAACAAAGGTTTTAAAACCTCTATTACTCCGTTAATTACCTTTAGCGCTCCTGCTAATGCATCTAAAAACACAGGTATAGCATCTTCTATTGTATATTTAGCAAGAGGTAGTAAAACATTTTTATATAACCATTCTAAACCAGCACCAATATTATCAGCTAATGGCCGAATACTCTTCAAGAGCTTTTCTACGCCTTTTAACAAAGGCGAAAAATCAAGCTTTTTAGCCCAATCCGCACCAGCTTTGGTCATATTATTTAGATGTTTAAGTAAATCATTGACAATTCCTAAGATATCAGAAAATATTTTCTTACCTGTCCCAGCTTCATCCCAGGCTTTTTTAAATTGCTCAGCTAGATTTCCTATTCCATTAAACAGATTCGTAAAAATCTCTAGGATATTGGCTGCTATTTCCTCACCAGTTCCGTCATTCCATGCTTCTCTAAATGATTTAGCGATTGAGTGAAGCAATTCTAATATTCTATTCAGCCCATCAAATAATGACTGTATTAAGGCAGTTCCCCTACCGTCTTCGTTCCATGCATCTTTAAACGCTTTAGCAACATCTCCAATAATTCCAAGGACATCTGCTAAAAGTATCAGAATGTTTTCAATGAACTTCTGACCTGTGCCATTAGTCCATACTTTCATGAATGATTTACCAATTGAAGAAGCTAAACCGATAACTTCTCCCAAGGCATATTTCCATGCATCAATAACTTTTTGCCCTTGGTTTTTCCATGCATCTTGAAAAGGCTTGAAGAAATCTTTCAACAACCCTTGCATATCCTTCATCCACTTAGGAGTTGAATAGTTTCCTGTTGCAGCCCCGAAGTCAACACTTGGCTTAGTTGTTTCATCCTTATCTTTTTCTTCAGTATCATCTTTTAATCCGATGCGATTAATTTCATCAAAGCCCATCAATGAGCGCTGAAGTTTATCTACTTTATCCTTCGCTTTGGAAGCAGATGAACCCGTGTCATTCATTGCCTGAACGTTATTATAAAGTCCCTCAGCTCCTTTTTTAGAAGCCTGATAAGTTGTACCAAATAATTCAGAAATAAACGCAGCGAGCTGTCCTGTAAGTGTAGCAAGTGCGCTCATCATGGCATTAATAGCTGGTAGGACGGCCGTATAAATCGGATAAAAGGCGGTCAGTAAATTCACTTTAATTTGGTTTAGTGAATTTGAAAACTGCTCATTTGTGCTAAGCGCAGCAACAAATCCCTTTGCTAAGCCAGAAATAGCCGCTCCAATTAATTGATAAACAATTAATGAAGGCAATAAATACTTCATAGATTGAAGAAAAGCATTGTTACCCATAGACATGCTACGAGTGCCTTGTGTGACTTTATTTGAATTTCTCGAAAAGAGATTACCAAATTTCCCTAGCACACCAAATGAATTTTTTAATCCGTTACCTATTCCCCCAGCTCCATGAGAAATAGAGTTGGACATGCGGTTGAAAACTCCACCGTATTTAGAAACTGCTCGCTCAGATTGTTTTAAACCCGTTCCAGTCATACTTGCACCAGATGCTGCCGTACCTGTAGCCATTGACGACTGACTAAGTACTGCATTAATACGGCCAATAGCTTTTCTTAATGATTCCGCACGCTCTTCTGTTTGTTGATATTCTTTTTGCAAAATATCGTTACTGCTTGCTAATTTTAGCATTTTATCAGATTGTGCTTGAATCTTTTGAGCTGTCTTCAATGAATCTGGGGTATCAACATTCTTAAATCCCTTATCAAAACTTCCAACTGGTTTTAATTGATATTGATATTCCTTTTGTAAAGCCCGGACACTTTCACGCATGGTATAATACTTTGCTTCATTTGCATCCATCACTCTTGCAATACGTTCCAAAGATGAAGGAACCGCATCAAACTCCGCCTTCATTGACCTAGCAAGACTCTTTGCTTGATCTTGATATTTAATCATTGATGCTTGGGCCCGTGCAATCTGGTCATCATATTTAACCGTTTTGCCAGTGTCTCCTTGACTAGAAGCACTTTGTCGCTGTGATTTAAGATAAGCCACTTTTTCTTGGGCGGCTTTAGCCTGTCCCATTTTTGCATTGATGTCGTTAATCATGGCATCAATCTCTTTGTTCATTTTAGGACGAGCCTTTTTAACTCCATTTGATAAATTAGTTCCAACAGTTTCGGATGATTTCTTAGAAGAACTTTCAAGATTACTCATAACCTTTTCAAAGGTCTGGTTCATCTTTTCTAGCTGTTTCTGAAATTGAGTAGTTCCTTTATCCATACTCATATTTTCCTCAGTCTTTTTCATAGACTGGCCTGTGATGTTCTCTAATTTACCCATTATAGATTCAACTTTAGGTAATACTTTATCAAGTGCTTCTTGCATCTTAACTGTGTTGGCATCAAACAATATTTCAAGTGTTTCTAACTCCATATTCTCACCTCCTTACTAATTAATTTTTATTCTTGGCTTGTTTCCTTTTGCGAGTTTCTTGAATAAGCATTGCATTTTGTCTCATGATTTCTTGATCACTTAACATTTCTTTTTTACGCACCTCTTCTTCAGAAACAGCTTCTTTTACTTCTTCTTTAATTTGTTTCAAAAATGGATAAGCTTCCTCAAACTTTGGAAAGTTTTTAGGATCGTTAAAAGCAAAAATGGCCATTCTTTGTTGAGAGTAGTCAAACATAGCTTGTTCTCTCAGTTTATTTTCGTGTCTCTTCTTATTTGCCTCTACTTGGACCATGATTTCATCAAAAGTCATACTCCAATACTCTGTTGAAGAAATACCCGCCTCAACAGCTTGCGGGTAGAGTTCATTCAACATATCCGACAAATTCTTATAGGTTTTTACAGGATGTCGTTGTCCACTGTCGGTTCGCTGTCCAGAGATTCGCCACTTGTCGCTTCTTTCTCCGTTTCCTTCTTGCCGAAAAAACCAGCTTCATCAAGGAGTTCTTGAATAGTTTCAAAGAGATCAAAGGTAGTATGTCCTGCTTCAATGAAACGCTCAAATGCTGCTACTAAATCAGAATCTGAAACACCGCTAGTTTGGTTTGCACCTTGAAGGACAATCAACAATTTATTAGTTCCAGGCAATTTAAAACCACCTTGACCATTTACAAAAAGACCCATGAGTGACTCATCTAGTCGTTTTTCAATGGCAATAATTGCTTTACCACTCAAGCGAAGTTGCAGATTCAATCCACCAAATTCAAATTGTTTTGTGTTAGGCATTTTTACGATATTTCCTTTTGTCATTTTTGTTTCTCCGATTTCTATGTTTATAAAAAATAAAAAGGCTAGCCACTCTGACTAACCTTTAATTGCTAAATTATTGACCACTGCCAGCTGGTGCTGGTGTAATGTCAGGACCTTCTGATACAACAATAACTAAGTTGAAACCGATAGCTTGGTTAACTTCAGCCCCATCCAGTTTATATGATGGTTGTCCAGTGAATTCTGACTTCATTCCATCGGGATAAGTAACTGTCCAATCGACTGATTTACCAGTCTTAACTAATGTATCGATATCTTTGAAGTTATCACCTTGGTAGACGATTGCGAATTCCAAATTATCAGTATCTTGAATCCCGGCAATATATGCTTTTTTAGCTGAACCTAAGTGTGTAACTTCTACCTTTTCGGGGTCTGAACCCATTGCAGGGACAGTTTTTACTGCTGCGACGGTTTTTGAAGTTTCTCCATCTTTATAAGAAAGGGTAGTGTCTTTTGATAATAGACCTGCAAATGTTGCCATATTTATGTTCTCCTTTTATTTCGAATAAACGTATTTTGTTTTGTTATCCACAATTGCGGATAGTTCAATAATGACACGCTTTAAATCTGCTGTATTAGCATCTCTTTGTGTGCCTGTAAAACCAATATCACCAAATTGTTCAATGATATTATTAACGATAGTGGTCAAACTACTTTTAGAATATAATTCTATTGTGACTGTCCACTTTGTTTGAAGTTCCTCCCCACTTCCATCTACAAAATGTGGGTTGTTAACCGTTCTGTAGATAGCTGTAGGAAAAGTATTCCAAGTTGAGGGATAGTCCGTTGCAATTTTTTTAATTTCTGAAACGCCGCTCATAACTGAGCCAGCAATATTTTTAATATCAACTCTCTCCATTATTTAAGCTCCCTCAATTTCTTTTGGACATGCTCTTTGTATATCTCAGGCATTTGCGGAAGTATTTCTTTCAATGATGGATATAAGAAAGGTCTTGCTGGTTGTCCGCTTGTGATGTAAAATTCTTTACCTTGAATGGTAATCTTAGGCATTCCATAGATTTCATTCAAATCAATTCCAACTTCCTCAGCTGGGATAAACCAACGAGTTTGAGTATAAACTGGGTTAACTCCTTCTGGTAAATCTTTAGAACTTGCTTGCCCATTTGGACCAGTACCAAACTCACGATAAATGGCATGAGCTTTATCCGACCAGACACGCCCAACTATTTTACCTTCCGCATTTTCAACTACTTCACTCTTCAAGCTTCCAATTAGCTCTCCAGAGCTATACTTCATACTAGAAGAAAGCCGTAACTCAGCAGCTGAGCGAACCAGTTCTGTTATTTCATAAGTAGCAGAGTTTACTGCCTCATCCAATACCTTAGGTAAGGTACTAAGCTTACTCTTTAGTCTGTCTAAGCCTTTAATTTCAATTCCCAATATCATCACTCCTTTCTAGCATCACATTGATATGTGTAGAAAAAGGTTGAATCGACTTAATTCGATAATCAGGGTCACTGTCCTTATCAACATACAGGCAAACGCCGCTGTTTTCATCTCTACCTTCTTTTAGCTCGTTGCCTTGATACTTGCATGCTTTCATGCTAGAAAGCTTAGCACCGTAAAGCGTGGCGTTCACAGAGCCGCTTGCGGACTGAACATTCATTTCAAGAGCAATAGGACTTTGCCATGCTATTACATCATTGAATTCTTCGTCCTGAGTAATTGTTACTCGTCTTAAATAAACAGTGGTTAGATCACGTTTCATCAGGCGCATAAAAACTAACCACCTTTCCGAGTCGGTAACGATTCAAGCCACGCTGGATATTTAAAGGAATATCTTCAACAAAGGATTGAGAAATGCCACCTTCTGAACGACTAGACTCTCCCTCTGTGCTTTCACGGTTGTGTGATATTGTAGCCAGCTGCCGAGCATAAAGCCACATTGAGTTTTGCATTTCATCTTGGTTAGTATAATCAAGGATGAGAACAACCGCATCCTCAATTAAATTAGTAGCTCGTGTTTCATCAATTCCTAAATCTTCCGCAAGCCTTTTAACTGCTTTAGTCTGCAGATCGTTCTCCTCCATGATTACCTCCTAATGTTATTTATGCTTCAGTTACTGTCACTACGCACTTATCTGTTTTAGAACCGTCAGTAGTTGTGACAGTGATATTTGCTGTACCTGCTGTCAACGCTGTGACTTTACCATCAGAGTTTACTGTTGCAACAGCTTCAGCATCAGAAGAATAAGTAACAGCTTTGTTAGTTGCATTTTCTGGTGCAACTGTTGCTGATAACTCTTTAGTAGTTCCCACTTTCATTGATGCTGTTTTTTGTGAGATAGTAATTCCTGTTACCGCAACTGGTGCAGCTTGTACACGAACAATTTTAGTTTCATCTACGATTGCAACAACATAGTGTTCATCACCAGTGAACTCTGTAATTTTCTTTTTAATTTCACGGTCAAATTCAACAAGGACGTCACGTTTTAAGAATGTTTTCATTGCGCCTGGTTTAACAGCGATTGGTGATCCGTCATTGATTTTTTTAGAACGAACGATTGTCCAACCAAGAACTTCACCAAATGCACCAGAAACAAGAATATTATCTCCAAGTTCAGAAGCACGGGTCCAGTTAACGCCAGCTGCTTGGCGCAATGTTGCAGCATCTTTATATGAAACAAAAAGTACTCCTTGAGTAAATCCTTGTTCTTCGAGCGCATCAGGAGCTTCAACAAATGTATTTTCTAATTTGTCAATCAAATCAAGGTTAACATCGGCTACTACAGTAAGGGGTGCAGTACCAGCAACTGCTACAATTTCATTATCTACAGCCGATGCAATGGCCATACGGATTTGACGTTGAATTTCCCCAACTGGATCACCATAACCTGAAAGCACCGCTTCATCAGTAATAGCCATCCCTTTAGCAACTTTTTTGATTGTGGCAGTTTGAGTTGCAGTTTGTAATTCGTCCATTTGAATCGCAGCACCCTCAGCTACCACTTGCGCATCTCCTGAGTATTTAAACTTAGGAAGTGTAATAGTAGAGCCTGGTTGTCCAGCAAGTGTGGTATCAATTGGTGCAATGCCAGCAAATTTAATTGCTTTAGGCAATTGAGCAGCTACCATTTGCCCCATAACTTCGGGATCAACTTGTGAGTTCAAGAACGTTACTACATCGCCAGCAAAGCGTTGCAAGTTCATTTTTAAACGTTTGTTTTTCATGTTTATTTCTCCTTATTTTGTCGCCTGTTCATAGGCTTTTGGGTTAGTTTTCTTAAGTGCTAGTGCTTCTTCATAAGACATTGATGAAAGGTCAGCCTTTTTAGATGGGAGTGAACCAGTACCAAGTGGATCATCAACTGAAGCAGCTAATTTTTTGTTTACTGCAGCTTCTAGTGCCTTATCCCACTCAGATTTAAAGTGCTTGACATCTTCAATGGCTTCCTCAGCAGTATTCCCTTGAATACGAGAAGCGAAAGTACTTGGAATACCAATTTCTTGAAGCTGTTTGCCTTTTTCTACAAGCAATTGTTCTTGACGAAAAGCGGCTTTTTCTTTTTCAAATTCCTCTTTTTCTTTCTCAACAATTGCCTTTTGCCGTTCTTCTTCTGAAAGTTTGGCAAGACGAGCAGCTTCATTTTTTTCTTCTTCCAGTTCCTTTTGCCAACGGCTTCGTTTAGACTTAACAATAGAATCCACATCAGTATCATCTTTAAGCCCAAACTTTTCTTTGATTGCTGCAACTTGCTCATCTGTCAGCTCTTCAGGATTGAATTCAGGAGGAGTAGGTTGGCCAGTTCCTTCTCCATTTTCACCATCTTCTTGTCCATCCGCAAAGAGTTGTAAGTTGAGTTTAAGCAATTCACTGCCACAAAGTGTTTTGAATTTCATTGTGTTATTCCTTTCCATAGCTTTTAAAGTGGTTCAATGCTTGCACTTCCGAAGCTTTTAATGTCATCACGCTTGGACATAAGAAAAACCGTGTGGAATTCCATACGGTTAAATTTATTTATCAATGTTTTTTACATCAACATACATTGTTAGTTTTAATTGGGATATCTCATTAGCCCCTGAAACCAATTCAAAACCTGTCACGCCTTTTAATGGTTCGCCATTGAGGCATAATCCTTTACCCTGTTCAAAACTTAAAACATCAAACTTCATTTTTATCTCCTTTGAGCATAAGAAAAGCGCCTGTCAGTGACAAACGCTCTGTGTTTTTAAGTAGTTGTTATTTCACGCATAACTGCGAGATATTAGATCACCTCATTTGCTACTTTTAAATTCAACATCTGGATGCATTGCTTTTAATTTATCCATCCATTCGTTGTAAGTTGTACTTCCTTTAATATCAAATGTTTTACCAGTGATAGGGTCAAGTGCTTTGCGTGGAATTTTATTTAATCGTTCTGAATACATCGAAGCAACTGAACGACACCACGGATGAAATGGTGGATATGTACCCTCTGCACCATTTACAACTGCTTCAGAGACTAGAAAAACTTTATGGTCTTTATGCCTGCATATTTGAGAAGTTCGTAAGTCTAAAATAGCCACAATCATATACTTCTCTACGCCATTATCTCGCCATGATTTGAGCTTTGCTTGGTTAGCCATATAATTAGCCTCGGTGCGTATCAAACGCCTAGCAACGTTCATTGATCGGTCAAATTCACTAGCGATAGCCTTTGCCATCTGAAACTCACTCATTCCAGTCAAAGCTTCAACCGTGAAGAGCTGCTCTAATCGTTTGGCTAAGGCTTCAGTATCTCCCCATAATCTTTTAGAGTAGTTACTACCTACCCAACGACTATCAAGTATATTTTCCACAGTTTTTGTGGATAACTCTTTGAACTGATAATCTTTCTTATTCCAAACCTCTTTGATAACACCGTTCTTTGCATTAGCTTGAGCTTCACGAATAATTGTTTCAGCACTTGCTTCTTTATATGCTTCATTAATCGTATCCATATAAAAAGACGTCTGCTTTTCAAGCTGTACGTCTGCTATTTGTTTTGATACTAAATAAGATTTAGCTTTTAAATCCTCTGCCCTTGTGATTCTTGATTTAAGAGCTAATCCTGTAAGTCGCTTTTTAGCTGCTTGTTGTAGTTCAGGGTTACTAATATCCTTTGCTAACTTCCTCAACTCAACTAATTCAGAAACCGGAACAATTTCATTGAGCATTACTTTTGCTTCATCATCTGTCAGTTCCGTTTGCTGTTTAGTTCGGATAAATAATTTAGCAATTTGTTTTGTTAAATAGGATTGAGCTTGCTTATAAGCCTGTGCTATGACATCTTCAAGCTGCTTTGCACCATCGTTAACCTTCTTTTCAGCTTTCAGCGCTCGTTTTTGCCAGTAGTCAGACATGGTAGCCTCCTAGATATTTAAATCAGTATAACCAAACTGTGGCTGAATAGCATTCAAATGACCAACATTAGGTTCGTTAGCTCTAATATCTGAAATAGATATACGTCCGAACTCTTTACCACCAAGCAGTATCACTAAATCACCTTCACTACTAATTGAAGTTGCTCCTCCTAAAGAATGCACTAAATTAATAACTCCCTTAGAAGCATCTTTACCTTTTAAAACACCCTTATCGTTAGCACGCTCGATTTCAATAGTTTCAATATAATCAGGATTGATAGCTGTTGTTTTATTGTTGTCTTCAAGAATTATACCCTCACTTTTTATATTGTTTATGAGGGTTTTATGACAAACATCATCTTTAACAAAGAAGTCGAATATTCTCTTGCTTGTTGTTGTAATTGTTACAATTTTCATTTTACTCCTCCACTATCACATTATCAGGGTATTGCTCAGCTATTGAAGCAACACCTTCATGAAGCAATTCTAAGCAAACAATCTCCTGTTCAGTAGGATCAAGAACAAAGTAACCACCATCACGCTCAAAAGTCCTGCCTAATGCTAAGAGCTTATTGGTTATCGTGATATACAATGAAGAGACTCCCGCACAAACAATATCATTTCCGATATTTGCAAAGCCTGCATGGCCTGTCACTTGATACCAATAAATTTGGTTGTTTTTCTTTTTGAATTTGGCAATAATCATTTCGAAAGACCAACAAGAAATCCAACTGAAAATTTAATAGCTTCATCTTTATCGAATCCTTGTTTTAAGCATTCATCATAAAGAGATTTTCCATTTATAGCAGTAGCTCTAAAAGCTTCTGCCAATTCGTTTTGCTCTTTAGCTGCTCGTTCGGTTAGGAGTTTAGCGAAATCTTCGCCGATTATATTAAGTTTTTCAATAGTTTTATTACTAAGTTCAAATCCCATTTTATTTACCATGTCTTTCTATATTATATTGAAAGTTGTATTTATTTAGCTTTTTTAGTTTTTCCTACTGGTTTTTTAACTACTTTCTTTTTAGTAGTTGCTGTTTTAGTAGCAGTTTTCCCCTTAGTTTTAGTTACTTTAGGCGTTTTAGCTGCTTTAGTGTTTGTTTTTTTAGTTTTATTGTTTGTTGTTTTAGCCATTTTCTTGGTCTCCTTTTTGATTGGGCTGACTATCAGACTGTTTGTTATTATCTTGATTTTCTTCCTCATTTTCATCAGGTGGATCATCAATATTAGAGTGGCTGTCTTCTGACTGAACGCCCATAGCTTTCTGATTCATTTCGATAGCCTCCTCTTTTTCCTCTTGTAACTGCCCAAGAACTTCATCAACATTATCAATATCTGGAAGCCATGAAATCAACACTTTAAGAGGTAGAATTCCTGCTTGGTGCGCCTGAACAATTTGATTAATAATATCAGTTGTATTGATTGGTAAATTAGGTTTGAGCTTAATCTTAATACCACCAATATCAACATTATTGTTGCTTATTTGTAAATAATTGGCAAAGAGAATCAAGCGTTGTCTGAGACCTTTTATCATATACCGCTCTTTAACTGACATAAGCTGCAGTAATCCAAAGAGCTTGTACTTCATTGCCTCGCCTGAGACGTTTCCTGAGAAGTTTTTATCATTCATATTAGGAACATAAGTCACTTTATGAATATCTTCCAGCAGCGCATCACGCAAGACAGCCACTGAATTTTCATCCATTTGTTTAGTGAGATAACTTGCATCTACTTCACCAGGTTTAAATGATGTCTGCAACATCTTTTCTTTTGCTAACCTAGCACCATCTCCATCCTGCAAGGTAAACCCACGGATAAAAAGAATTGCATCAACAAAGGCTTCTTTATCGTTCAATCTGTCAGACTGAAGCAAGTTATAAGCATCAATTAAACTAATCGCTTGTTCAAAATCTCCTTGCCGCTCTTCATTGTTGCGGTATTCAATAATAGGTACCGCCTTAAAATAATGTGGTAGTGCTTTAATTAATTGATAATCTCCGAAACCAATAGAAGCCGCTTTATATGTTAGTACTCTATTGTCGTTATAGTACTTAACAAGATAATAATCAACAGCTCCTTGAAGGTTATATACTGGTTGATAATGCACCGCAAATAAAGGATTGGTATCAATCGTATCATCCGTAACAAGGAAAATCCCTCGTGGGTCAATACATTTAATATCCGCAAATACTTTCCCAGTCTGTGGTTCTTGATTCATATAAATCAATTCATAACCTATCCCAAATACTGATAAATCTTTCTCAAGTTCAGTATCGTGAGAAACAATGTCAACTTTTGTATAAGCATCAAGAATAGATTGAATGTCATCACTGCTTGTATAAGCTACTGGATTTCCTACCATGAAACCAACATTCATATCAGTGACATACTTTGCATGATTAACAACAACTTTATTATTAGGTGTTGCAGCATTATCTTTTGTTCGTTTTAAAATGTCTTGCTTGCCATCGTAATAATCAGATAGTTTTTCTAAACGCCAAAAGTCACTTTGGTGCTGATTAATACAATGATTAAGCAATTCAGAAGATGGATTGTTTAAGTCGCCTGCCATCTCTCTATTTATTTTAATTGCCATGTTTCTCCTTAATAAAAACCAAAACCTACTTTATTGACTATTTCAGCTGTTTTACCGTTTCTAACCTCATTGCTATAAATCGCATATCGCAAAGAGTCAAGTACATCATCGAATAGTTTTATTGGTTCTCCTTTTTTTTCATCCCAAACATATTGATAAATCTCATTAGGGAATTTCTCAACTTTATCTCTACAAATAAACAACTTATCTTTCTTAAACCTACGAGCAACTGCTTCAACACCAGTTAAACGTGCTTTATCTCCATTAAACGCTTCAATGTGTTCTCTTTTAAACCTATCAACATGTTCAGGACGAGCAGAATCACAATAGAAGGGAACTCTTGAACCATAACGTTCTTGAATTCCCTTTGCTATATCTACCCAATAGTCAATTTCTTCATGTTGTTTTGCGTGCTCTTCGATTAAATAAGCTGTTCCATCGTCCGTTTCTCCAATAACAACAATAGATCCCCAGTGTTCATAACCCCAGTCAACACCGCAATAGAATGTTGATAATTTAGGCAAGTCTTTGGATTGTACATAATGTTTGTTGCTATCGAAGTCTTGATAAACCACACCGTCAGCAGATACCCAAAGTCCTTTTATATCACGGTCATAAAACATACCGCTTGGCGTTGCTGCCTTGATATTTTCACGGTACCTCTCAGATAAGAAAGTATTATCATCTAATTCAAAATGAAAAGCCTTAACATTTTCGTTAGGCTTATCTATATATTCTTTCTTTAACCAATGTTCAGGATTATCAGGGTTAGTATCTGCTAGAATTCTTGCACCATTACCTGAACAACGAGAAACAATTTCGGCAAATACTTCTTGTTTAGCAAGCGAAGCTTCATTAACATATGCTCCATAAGCAGTCATACCACGAATAGCACCAACTCCACCGATATTTCCAGTGTATGCTTGAACTACTTTTACACCAAACAATTTAAAGTTATTGTGCTTATCAAACTTGGGCTCTATATTGTACATGTTATAAAGCTCTTGGAGGATGTTCTTATTGATTGTATTTGATGAAACACCGGCCAAGATATACATAGGCTCTTTCACGCCCTCTTCATCAGCTATTTTACGAACACGTCTTAATTCAAACAAGAATAAATCATTATTCATCTTTGTTTTACCTGAACGCTTAGCACCATGAAGTAAAGCAATGAACCAATCTTTATTTACTGTTTGCTTTAAAACATCGATTTGTTTTTTGCTATAAATATCACTTATCATCTATAACCTCACTAATCTTACCAAGCAATTCATCCAATTTTTCTTCAGTTGATTTATCAGTTGCAGATTGTATCATTGCAGCTTTGAATTCAGCAATATCAGCTTCTGCAGTAAGTTTGCGAAGAGTTTGTTCAAGTAACCTATCATTATCTGGATAACGTTTAAGGAGTTCTTTCATTGCTTGTATTTGAACTTTAAAGTCAGGAGGTTTCTCAACTTCCGAATACCCCTCTGCATTGGCTACTACAACTGTCTCTGTAATCTCGGCTTTAGCAATCAAGGTGAGCCTTTCAAGTATTTCTTGAGCACCCATAATACGCTCAGAAGCTATCTGTTCCATTCGTTCATCAATATATTTTTTTATGTCAACATTTGTCAACAATCGTTGCCCTTGTGAACGTGCCGTCCTCTTAGAGTATCCTGCATTAATTGCCGCTTGAGTTGCATTACCTAACTTAATATATTCATCACAAAATATCTTTTGTTTTTCAGTAAGTTTCATACCTCCCTCCTATCTTATTTATAAATCCAATAATAAAAGGCTGCCCAATGGACAACCTGTAATAAAATATAATAGCTGCATCCCTCTCTGCATTTAATGGACTTCATTCGCCACACTATATTTTTCCATGCACCGGTATTAAGCAATGCAATCGAATAGCAAGTCTAGGATTCGAACCTAGCCCCTCAGCCACACTTTTCAGTGTTCTCTCTTGCTACGCTGGTTTTATCGTCCAGCAACGTTATGAAGTATATCCAAACCGAATTAGTTGTTGTTTTTTTGCTTTTGCCTTTTACTTCATAATACAAGTATATCAGCAAAAATGAGGAGCAACACTCCAATTTCGTGCCTTTTTCGTGTCGTTTTTATCCCAATTTGACCCATGCTTTCAAATGAAATAGCCAATATGAGGGTTTATATCTTTTCTGAATCGGTAGTAAATAAACTTCGCTTTCTTTTCTGAAATCTCAATACCTTCATTATCAAGTTCCATCATTACTCTGTACCATGTAAAGCCACCGTAACCACAGTGTTTTAGCTTGATTATTTCTTTTTCCTCCTTGATTAAAGGTTCGTACCACAAGCTGAATTGGTACATCAGGTCTTTGAGTTTGATGTATTCTTCGTCACTCTCAAGCTTTTCTTGATTTATAACATGGCTCAATTGTTCCGAACCACCAGAATAAGCTGTGCGAATTCCCAAGTTATCAATTTTCTGTTTATAAAGGTATCTGTTTTCAATTGATTTTATTCTTGCTTCAAGTCTGCCATTAACATAATCTCCAATAATTCTATCTAACTTATCAGCCATTTATCAAAATCTCCTTTTGTGGTATAATTAAGTTAGATAAATCCTTTGAGAGAGCCCATTGCCGTGGGTTTTTTTCATTTTCATGTAATACCCATAAATTTTAATATCAATCCTATAATCAAGCATGATATTCCGAATAAGAGTACATAGTATTTTGTTTTTTCGTAGAAATAAGTAACTCCATGAGTAATTGGTTTATAAACAGTTCTATCAAAAGCTTTGACAGCTTTATATACTATCTCTGATATCTTTAGATGCAATCTTTACCAGTTCCTTTCCTAAAAACATTATGTCTCTCGAAGTCCATTCATTCATATACATCTCTGAGGCCATCATTTTTGCCTGTTCTTTAATCACAGCTTCTTTAGCTATCTGCTGTAACCTATTAAGTGGTTCTTCTAACATCTATTCCTCCTAATATCCTAACCAAACCCAACGAATTACACGAGCTAATAATCCAAGGATAATAATCACAACAGCTGCAATTAATAGATAAGCAATCACTTCTCCAACTATCGTAGTAGTTGTTTTTTTATTTTTGTTCATCATTCCTCCCCGAACACGTTCTCCGACTCGTCAAGGTCAGAGCGGTTAAAATCTTCATCTTTTCCAACTATCCAATCACATATTTTTATGATCAGCGTTAGTATTTTGTCTGTCATTCTAAGTCCTCGCTTTTTATAACATCAAGAAATTCAATCTGACTAATTCGTACTTCTTGCATTTTCCCCTCAATCTCTACAATAGCAATAGGATAAGCGACAGTTCCTGCTTTAAACCCACCAACTATTGGTGAATCTCCATGAGTATACGAATGCTGAAATAGTCCCATAAAAGTTCCTTGGACCCGCTTTTTATTACTAAAAGTTACCAAGCAAGGCCTTGTTTCTAATTCAATTTTCATCCCTCCACCACTTTCACGAGATCCACACCGAGGGCTTTGCCTGCGAGGTATAAAGCAATAATATTTTTATTTTTAAAGTAATAATCATTGAACGCTCTCGAACCATAAGGCCCAGTTTGGTCAAGCACATAACCAAGCTCTGTTGCATCAATACCAGCAAAAACACTCTCCAACTCATCCGCAATGCTTTTAGGAATCGTGAGCTGGGGTTGGACCTTATGAAAAGTAATATCATACTTATCTTCTAGCTCGCCCATATCATCACAACTGTTCCAAAATTCATCTTTCGCAAAATCTTCCCAGTTAAACTTTTTAACTTCTTCTTCGTCATATCCGAGGTCATCGGTATCAATCACAGGCATTTTAAATCTGCCTTCCATGTAAATTTTACTCATCGCCGCTCCCTTCTCATAGCCCCATTAAGGCACTTTGCTGTTTCTTTGCAGATTCGACTGCATCAATTAAATTGTCACAGATATCTTGGGCAAAAAAGTCATCCGTATCCATCTTATTAGAAGCGTCGATAATGATATTTTCAGCAACCTCAAGCATTGTAATGAATTCAACGTCAGTCTTTGTTACCATCCTCTCCCCCTTCTAGCGCTGCGAGTGCTTTGGTTGCAATTTGCTTTTCTAAAATTGGCTTGATTAGCTTTTCGTAGTTTTCAAGCTTCGCCATATTCTCGATAGAAATTGAAATTTTAAAACCCAGCATATTTACGTGGTAGATGCGCTCTTTTGATGTTTCAATCATTTAATCACCTCCATATTTCTTGTTAATCCAGTGCCATACTACGATAGCGACTATTACCGCAACTGCAAAAATTGTATCTGATGTATTGTCGCTCATTCTTCCACCTCAACTTTTTCGTACGACCCTGTCTGCATGCTGTCGATTTCTTCTTGTGTAAATTTATCTCTGTTGCCTGTGTTCATAGTATGGTCGTATGGATATACTTTATCTGCTTTATCTCGCATTAGCCAAAGACCAGTCAGCTTATTCTTGAGATAAAACCGCTTCGGCTTTTGCACCGTATAGCCAATAGTTCGAGCAGCAATATATTGTTCTGGGTTATTTTTTGTCCACAATCCAGTTTTGGTTAAAACATTATCTTTGCATGAAAATACAATAGCAAGTGTATCTGAAATACTTATGTTAGCTTGTTTTTCACACTCAATAGTTTCTACCATAAACTCAGGCACGACTGGCAGGGCTTGCTGTTGTTTTGCGCTATCATCCAATGTTTTGAGAGCCAAGTTTTCAGCTATCAACCGTTGATTTTCTCGTTCTAATTCTTCAATATGCTTATTTGCAGCATTTATTCTGCGGTCAGCTTTATCAGCATATGTTTTCCAAGCGTAATCGAACTTATCCAGCTCATCAACAGCTTTTCTCAAATTATTAAAGTCTTCTGACGTGTTCGTTTTCTTTGGTTTTTCAGGTAATTCAAACTTAGTCATTTTCATTTCTCCATTTCCCTGGACAGCATTGACTGCAAAAACAGTTATCATGATTCCATTTATATTTTTTAGCTCTTAATGGAACTATCAGAGGAATTAACTTAATTTTATTAATCATTTTTCGTGTCCTCCAAGACAAATGGCATAAACCAATTCCCGCTGTTTAATTGTATCTGTGCTACATCTTCTTTTTTACATTGGTTCAAAGCTCTTCGTAATGCTAGGTTTTCATCTTTAGATAACTCAATTACGATATCTTCGCCAATATAACTTCCTTTAGTGAATTTCATCTCATCCCTCACTTCGTCGCATTAACAGCGTCATCTGACAAGTCTTTAGTCTGTTGCGCATCAGTCACAGCTTGCGATAGCTCATCAGTCTTTTGTTGAGCTGCAGCCAGTTTTGAGTTCAAGTCATTGACTTGTTGAGCCATGTTCGCCTTATCTTGGTTCGCTTGATTTAATTGTCTAGCAACTTCTTCTTTTTGCTGATTGAGTGCGTTCAGTTGATTCTGATAATTAGCGGCTTGATTTTGCAAGTTCGAATTATCTTGATTGATTTGGTCTTTCAACTGGTTAATTTGATTGTTCAATTGATTCAGTTGATCTGAATATTGCTGTGAGCTATTATTAGCCTGTTTAAGCTGTTCATTTCGGTCTAGCAAGCGTTGTTTCAAGATAGAAATATTCTGTTGCACAGCGACCATATTTTGATGTCCTGCCCATGCATTAGCTGCATAAGCTCCAAAAGTTGCTGAACCAAAGATTCCTGCTGCGACTACTGCTGTTGTGATTAATTTTTTATTCATTGTTTGTTTTTCCTAATTCTTTAATTTTTTCGTGAAACTCAGCTTGCATTTCCTGATTGAATTTATTCTGACTATCTAATTCAAATTCCTTTTTAGTCTGCTCGCTTGATATATTTTTACTTGCAAGCTTGCTGATTCGCCTAGCTTCATTCCTTGTGTCGTAATATCCCATAACTTATACCTCGTAAAATTTTATTCATAAAAATCACCACCAAGACTCCCGCCACTTAATACAAAAGTCTCACGTTTAGCACTTTCAAAATATTTACTGATAAAATCTTTTAAATCCCAATAGCTTGAACCATTGAATTTATAACCAAGGTTTGCTTCAATCATCATGACTGTTCGCCATTGTTTTACTGAACCAAAACCGTACATTTTAGCATGTTTTTCACCAAAGTCTTGTTTTTCTTTTTCTGTAATTCGATGAGTAAATGTTTGAGTACCGTTCGGAATTTCAAACATTTCATAGTCTTCCATTGACATATTATTTACCTCAAAAATAATAGGGCTGTCGGTGCTATACCTCCCAGAGGGCTTCATTACTCTACCGACTGTATTAAGTTCCTTGCTGCAACACCCTAGCGATTATTTATCCGTTTATTATTTTCAGCGCATCCTCAACGCTTCTTGCTATTCCAGCTAGGGCGCCGTTTTTACGCATCGTTTCTAAAAAGTTAACTTGATCAGGTCTAACCCTTCCTGTTTCACTTTTTACTTCTATATAAAATACTTGTCCGTCTGGCCTAAAGCCATATAAATCAGCGTGACCCTTTGGCAATCCTGTATCAAACCAACGACCATCAATCGTTTGGACTTTACCGACATTACTGCGAAATATTTTATTTCCTGCTTGCGAAACTGCAAGCATTATTTCTGACTGGACTTGATGTTCTGATTTCATAAGTTAAGTTATGGAACAGTTGGAACAGTTTCGATTCAGCCATACCAACATTTGAACCATTGTTCCATTTGTTCCATTAATTTCACACTCCTTTTTTATTTATATATTTATCTTTTTATTTACTATTTCTTATTTATTAAAGGAACAATGGAACAAAAAGATAATAAGTATAGATATATCAAGGTTTTTGAGTTGTTCCATGACTTATTAAATAATGGAACAACTATGGAACAGTTGGAACAGTTTCCCAACACCATATAGGCTTTTCTTTATCTTCACTATCCCAACGAAAACCAATATAATAATTTGGAACATCATTCGTAGGTAAAAACTCATCTTTAGGTCGAATTTTTTTCTTTTGCCAATTATCAGGTATATTTTTACTTAAATCATTATCAAACTGTCTTTTAGCTAATGCTGTATAACCCGAATCTCTGCACCATTCTTGATAGAGCCACCATAAGAAACGAACAGGTAAGACACTTGATTTAAATTGAGGAAACCACTCATTGACAAATTCAATGATTGAATTGTTCTTCTCTTTGAACTCCTGCATCATCACCTTTGTTGCTTGGGGTTCGTCAAAACGTTCGAAGTTTAATTCAATTGCTTTTTTTAAAACATATTGAAGGACTTCTTCTCGAAAAATGTAATCATCCTTGATCGCCCAGTTATCATCTTTTGATGAAAAAGTTTTTCTGAACGGAATAATTAAGAACCGTCGATAAGTACCGTTTGTTTTATTACGGACTTTGGGCAATCCATTCGTTGATTGAATAACCGTTTTTTTATAAAACGAGACATAAGGCTGTTTGCCTTTCTCTTCCACAAACACAGGTTCACCAGTTACTACACTATTAAAGTTTGAACTGTCATCAATGTATAAACCAGCCTGAACATCGTCTCCGATAATCACCGTTTTTCCTTCAATCATTGAAAGTGTGAACCGCTCTGAAAACTGATTAATCTTCAGACTTGCTACATTTTGTAAACCAACTAAATTACTAATAAGTTGCTGCAGCGTCCCTTTACCATCATTTCCTTCACCGACAAACCAGATTGATTTACGATAGGAATAATTACCATTGAGGCTTGCGGAGATTACTTGCCAAAGTAATTTCACCAGTTCTTCATCGCCACTCATTAAATCAAGCAACCAATCATCCACATTCCAACCATCAATATTAGGTGCTTCTACATCTTCGATATACTCCGTTTCAATTGTCGAAGTGAAGACATAGCGGTTTGAAAAAGGTTCTAACTTCTTCGTCTTCTTGTTATATATCCCATTTTTTACAGGAACAAGATAACGGCTTGCAGTGCTTTGAACTTCTTTTGCCATATTCTTTAGGTGGAAAATCACTTGATTTGATTTTGCCTCCGAAAAGCTAGGCTCTAGCCAGAAAATTACGTTATGAAAGAAATCTGCTCTCGTTTCATAGATTCCTTTATCAATGTTATAAACTGCCAGACGTTCATTTATTTTCACAATCGTCATGTGTTCCTGCATCTTAGTAGCCACTACTAAAGGTGGGACAGACTTTCTCTTGTCGTCTTCAGCGAGGTAAAACTCTCTAAATCTTTTGAAATTATTTCTTAGGTCTCTAAGACTTGTAATTTCATTTGTGGGAAAACTGACAACTTTCCTTGATGCTTCATACTCAGCTTCCATTGCTTCAAATTCCATTGCGCCGCCTCATCTCCTTTCTAAACATACTTTCAAAAGTTCGTTCAAATTCTTTATCATCTAACGGATCAGGAGTGGCATAGTTAGCTTGTTTAGCCAACTGGTAAACAACCTCGAAATCCACATTTCTCAAGAATAACCCGCCAACAAATTTTGCTAGTGCATCATTTCTCCCGCCGTTATCTCCCAAGCCATTGACGATCGTTTCAAATAGTTTTGCCGTTTTGCTACTTCCTGTTGATGTGAAACCTGTGAAATTTAATGAAGTGAACGTCTCACGATTTTTCATAATCTCACGAATTAACTCTTTTGGAGCAGTAGCTATGGGTAATTGATTATCCCACTTATATTGACCTTTTCTTGTCACGCTTGGAGGAATAACAACATAGTTGTTTTCGTGTGCTTTAATATCCACACCTTTAAGAAATCCTATACGTTGTGTGACAGTCATATCATCACGCTTCAAGAATATGTACTGCTTGCCTCCACTTGCAGTAGTCTGTGATAGAGTAGGAATCCACCAGCTTTCATCTAACAGCGGTTTGATTGATTCATACCCATTTACATCACCATGAATATCAACGTCCACCACAACGAATTTATCGCACTTCATTGCAATGTTTGCTGTAGGATTTTGTCTCCAAATCTCTTTTAATTCATCTTCTGTCAGTGGTTCACGATCCGCAAATTCAATGAGGGGTGTTTTATCACGCGAAACTGGAATAATTGATAGGCCAAGTTTTGCATATCTAAGCGCCGTTTCCAACATGATGTTTTCCATTTCTTCTCCTTTATTTAGAATGGAAGTGCATCATCGTTGATTTCCAATTCTTTTTGTACTCCTGAAAGTAAGCTAGCTTCCATTTTTTTAACATTCAGATTTTCATATGTTTTACCATTTGATTCACTTGTTTCATTTTTAACAGTCACTTTTAATGCTTTACCTTCAAGCATTCCGAGATAATCGTCAAGACTCTTGAATTTAGTTCCATCAGGAATTCCTGCTTGTTTTGCCAAGTTCATGATAGATCCTTCTGGATATTTACCAGTATCTTTTTTCTGCCAAATCTTGTGGAAAATCAAGCTGTTTTTATGAGGTTGATCAAAATCAGTCCGAATACGCATTGGAATATCTAAGTAGTCTGCACCATTGGGAGTTGTTTTTTCCATGGAGTATTCAATAACTACTTCATATGTTCCGTCCGCAATGTTGCCAAATTCTTGTGCTTTTTTATAGTCGATTTCAAACATTTTTAATACCTTGTGGCTATAGCCACCCTCTCTTTTTTTGTTGTTGGTAAACCCAACCGTTTTTATAACCGTGTTGATTTTTAAATTCAACGAGTTCATCAACACTGTCACACATATCAGCTGTGATATATGTAGAAACTCGCTGTTTTAGTTTTTTTACCTTTGCTTCGGTAATCTCTTGAAGCTCTATTTCTTTGATGTTTTCAAGTTCTCGCTCAGTCAGTTCTGGCTCATGTCCACAATAGGGACAAATCCTTGATATTGAACTATCGAAACAACCAAAGCATTCATCGCACTGCTTTATGGTTAGCTCGCCTTTTGTGTTATATTCTGATCGTTTCTTGCTGATGCCTTCAAGTGTCCATTCTCTATCCTCATTAGGTAATCCATGTCTTGTATAGTTTCCGACATGATCAATTAAAATTGCCGTCTTACCGGGCTTTGGATTAAGTGGCCGCATGGCGAATTGTAAGAACAAACTTAAGGATTGGGTTGGCCTTAACATGATGCATGTTGTTACATCTGGTAAATCAACCCCTTCGGTAAACAGTTCTACATTAACCAGAACTAATATTTCACCAGCTCTAAATTTATTCATGATAGCTTCACGTTCGGTTTTGGGAGTTTTCCCATGAACGACCTCTGCAAGTATCCCAGCATTATTAAATTCTTTGGAAATATGTTCTGCTGTTGCCACATTGTGAGCATAGCAGATGGCTTGTTTTCCTTTTGACAGCTTGTTATAATGTTCAATTACGTCTCCATAGATGGCCTTCTTGAAAGCATCATCCATAGATTTTTGGGTGAAATCTCCCCCAGAGCGCTTCAACTGTGATGTGTCAATGATATTAGGAGCATAGTATTTGAACGGAGCGATATTCCCATGTTCTTGAAGCCACTTGATAGACTTTCCTGTTATTAAGTCATCAGCCATATCTTCAAAACCTTGTCCGTTCAAACGGATGGGTGTCCCTGTAAAAAATAACTTTAGGGCACCTGGAAAAGCTTCTAATATTTTTTTATAACTGTTTGCTTTGATGTGGTGTGCTTCATCTACCAGAATGATTTCAGGAGGTGGAAGTTCATCAATTTTTCTAACCAAAGATTGAACACTTCCAATGGTGATATAGTCCATATTTACATCACTCATTCTGAAAGTATTGATAACTTGATCATTGATTTCCTTCCGATGGCTAAAGAATAAGACGTGGTTTTTCTTGTCAGTCGCACCTTTAGCAATGTCAGCCATCACAACCGTTTTCCCAGAACGTGGCGGACTTTGTACAATGATTGAGCGATTACCTTTTAAGAATGATCTTTTAATTGATTCAACTAATTCTTCTTGATAATCACGTAGTTTCAAATAGCTCCTCCACTTTGCATCCTTTTCTATCATCCAATCTATTCTTGGCGTAAACACTATTCGTTGGCTGTAAGATGAATCCTCGTACTTCTTCGCCATCGTCAGTTGTTTTCTTGACAAGTCGTGCAACGACATCAGTTAGCCCTAAGAAGTTATTAAGTATTTTTTCTCTGATGTCAGGCATGGCTCTGTTATATATCCTTCCGTTTTCATCAGTCCATTGATCGGATGTTTCCCAAGCAATAAATACTACTCGTTTTCCGAGCTGCAACAAAGCTCTTAAACTATCTAAGATAGTAAAATCGACACGTTGGTAATCCCCTTGACTAGGAACTCTATGATTTTTACCATCTCTTCCAAGATTTGCCAAACATGCTCTGAATAATTCTGAGACATTATCAATCACGATATTGTCATACTCAGAAGCTCCACCATCTAATATTTCTTTGACCGTGTTCAACCACTCATCCCATATTTTATGTGTATCGATATCTGCAATATCAATATTTTCGATTCCTTTTAACACCTTTGCGGATTTATCAATATTAATAACCAATGTCTTTCCGGGTAAATACTTAGTCGTTGAAGTTTTTCCAAAACCGGGGTTGCCATAAATGAGATAACAGGCATCATTTTCAACAATTTCTGTTGCTTTAGTTATTTTCATGTTTCACCGCCTTTTTAGCCGTTTCGCTAAACTTGACACCTTGTAATCCGATGTTTTTCGACGGAACATAGTGTGCGTAATCAAACTCATCAGTCCCTTCAGCTTTCATTAACTCTGCAATTTTAGTCTTGTTTGGTTCAATCTTGCACAGTTCAATTGGTACTTCTTCAGGATTAGTGATTTCTAATTTCTTAGAAGTATGAAACCTGAAATTGTT